CCATATTGGCGACAAGCTTAAGTTAGATGTCTATTGTGAAAAATATAAAATAGCCGCAGAATATCATGGTAGACAGCACTTTTTTTATACTAGTAGATTCTATGAATCTAAGTATGAATTTGAGGAAGCTGTAGCTAGAGATATTAAAAAAGCTAAATGGTGTGAAGACAACGGTATTGCATTAATTGTTTTTAGATACAATGATAGCCTGACTGAGCAGTCTGTTTTTGATAGAATGGTAGATGCAATCAGAAGCAGTGGCACGATAGAAAAGCCACAAATTAAAAAGAAAATAACTGATAGTGAAGCCTATCAGATTAGTAAAAAACGCAATGCAGAGTATAGGAAAAAAGCTTATAGAGCTTTAAAGGAAAAGAACAAAAAGAAAAATGACAGAGATACAGGAAACAGATAGCAACAGCATTTTGCCAGTTGAGTATCAGATATTTGCCCTATCTCTTCGTCAACCAGATGCAATAGTATATTTTGCCGAAAATCTTCCAGAAGAGGAAGTCGGTACTATTCATGGTGACCAAGGCATCAATGAATTCTATAGAGCTTTACTGTCTTTTTACAATGCAACGCAACTTAATATTGTAGATCCAATTGCATTTAAGTCATGGCTAGATTCTGAAACAGATATATTTGAAGCTTTAGGCGGAAATGCTGGCGTTTCTGTCATGCTTGATATTTTGATGGGACTAGATCTGTCCAATCCTGAAGCAATAACCGAGATGGTTAAGCATAAGGCTAGGAAAAGAAAGCAAATAAATTATCTTCAAGAGCTTCATATTATCTTAAATCAAAAGGGTCAAAAAACTCCAGAAGATATCTCTAGAATAGAAAAACTGACTTCTCAAATTAGAGAATTAGAGAATCAAATTCACTATGATCCACTAGATAAAGTCACAACTTCTAAGGATATAATATCTAGGGCAGACTCATTATTAAATATACCAGATTTTCTTCCAACTCAATTCAAATCTCTTAATAAGGCCATGGGATATACAGAGGATGGCGGATTCTTTAGGGGTGCAGTCCACGCTGTCATAGCACCGTCTGGAAAGGGAAAGAGCACTTTTGCAAAGTGTTTAGCTAACAACTGGCTAGACAAGGGTTATAGGGTTCTTTATGTAAATTTTGAAGAAGCGTTGGGTCACTGGGAAAGAATATTGTTCACCCAAATAATAGAACAGAATGTGTATTCAGAGTTTCATAAGTGGTCTGAAGATGAGAAGAATCATTATATGAAAATGTTTAAGGATAAACTCTCCGAATGGGGGGATAGACTTATGGTGAGACACGATCCAGACACTCCATACTTTGAGGATCTAGAGTTTTGGCTACGAGATATTCTTGGGCATAATCAAAACCTTCCGGATGTTGTTATAATAGATACGATTCAGTCTATGTTTACAAGAGGCAAGGGTAAGGCTAGATGGGGTGAGTTTGAAGAAATGATGGTTAAGCTAGAAAAACTAGCAAGAGATATGAACTGTGCTCTTATCATTACTGCGCAAGAAAACGCAAATAGAATGAAAGAAAAAAGAGAAGTAGTTCAGCAGTCTGATACTGGCGGATCGCTAGCAATTCAGCAGAAGTGTGCAGTAACTATATTTATTACTGAGAAAAGACTAGCAACGGACGATGAAACGGTTGATGAAAATATTATGCAGCTGCAGATACCAAAGAATAGAATAACTGGTTCAGCATTTAGTTATGACCCACCCCTAGTAAAATATGTTGACTTTAAAAAGAAGTATGAAGAGTATGATCCAGTGACAGACGAGTCTTATGAATCGTCATCCTCTTTGCTGGATGAGCTATTAAGTGGAAAGGACTTTGACTAATGCCAGGAATTTCAGTAGAAGCTTTAAAGGATTTTCAGTTATGCGAAAGACTGTATGACTATAGGCATTTAGAAAAGATTCCAGAAAAAATATATTCTAGGGATATTCATACTGAAAAGTTTGAAAACACAATTAAGAATATAATGTATTTCTTCTTTTTTAAGAAACAAGCTGGAATAGTTCCATCTTATGCATCTCTTTTAAATAGATGGGAGAAAATGTGGTTTCCTAAAAATACAACTTCATATGATATTATTACGGAACAACATGAGTCTGTTTATGGGAATATATCAAGCCTTACTTCGAAAGCAGCTGCAGCTCTTTTAATGTTTTATGAAGAGTATGCGAATGCAGATATTGTTCCAATGGCAATTGCAGAAGAATATACTGTTCCTAGTGGCTCTGCCTACAACATAGAAGATAAGTTTGATTTAATTCTATATAAAAATGGAACATATTATATTACAAAAATTATGTTTAACTATAAACAAACGAACAAGAATCAATTTCTAATTGACTTTTGTGCAATGTATAATGGATTCTCTAATAGGCACCCAAAAAGAATGGCCAACGCAAGATTTGGTTATATAGATATATTAGGTGTAAACACAAGATTTAATGACTTCCCAATCAACTCAAATGATCTAAATCTATTTGCCTACTGGTTGGATAAGTTACAAGATACAAAGGTTTTTGTTCCCAAAAGAGGACTAATACCATACTGCAAGAAATGTCCGTACGATAAACCATGTTCTGAATGGAACGGGTGGGATAGAGAGGTTAATAATGGCTAAGTCAATACTGGATGATCTCTTAATTCAAAAGAGTGAATCGACTTCCTTAAAGGAAGAAAATGATATTCTGAAGGATCTTCTTCCAGAAATAGATTTGATATCTGAGGATGCAATTAAGTCTTTTGTAAGATCTGTATTATTAAGATCAGATGTGTTTTGGAAGATACCATCCAGTTTTTCTGGAAAATATCATCCCTCAGATGAGCATGGGGTTGGAGGCAACGTTCTGCATACTAAAAGAGTTGTCAGACTTGCCATGATTATGGCTGAGTCTTATTCCCTATCTCCAGAGGAAACAGACATAGTTTTAGCTGCCTGCTTACTACATGATGTATGCAAGGGTGTGGTGGCTAGCGAAACTGGCGAATGCAGATATGATCCAATGCATCCATACACAGTTGCAAAATTTATTTCTTATTGTCAAGATGAAGATAAGAAGTTCGCAAATGAAGCGCAGTCTTCTACTCTATTTTTAGGGGAAGAATTAGTTCAGTCAATTCTTCGATTGGTAAGATGCCATCTAGGGCCATGGTCTCCAGTTCCTGAAACATATCCGATTACATATCTAGACTATATCGTTCACCTATCTGATAATATAGCATCAAAGATTCATACTGTAATAGAAGATAGCGATCTAATTAATCCTAAGTGGAGAAAAAGTGGAGAAAGAACAGAGAATAAACAATAGATATTATTTATTATCTAATATCGAAAACATAATAAATGACTCTATTTACTACAGAAACAACAGCAAATTTATGAATTCAGAGTCAAAGTTCATTATAGGTTCTATTCAAGATAAAGAGTTAAAGAAAAAAATACTATGATAATACCATCAGATACTACAAAGTATCTCAATAAATGGCAGTGGCTTGAAACAGCCACATTCATACCCTCATTGAATAGAGTTATAAGACAGAAAGAATCTGGTCATGCAAAAATGATCAGAGTTTTTGATATAGAAAACTTTAGAAAAGCAAATCATAACACTGGATTGTATACATCCGTGTGGCATTACGATTCAACTGACATAGCTAATGCAACACGATTTGGATCTCTATACTTTGACATAGATAGCGAAGATGAACAAACCTCTCTTGAAGAATGTAGAAGACTATATTTGTATCTGGAAAAATATATTCCAGAGCAATCAATCATTGTTTACTTTACTGGTAAAAAAGGTTTTCACATAGAATGTGAAGCCATATGTCTGGGCATTAATCCATCTAATTCTCTGCCAAAAATTTTTAGATACATAGCTGGATCGCTTAAGGCAAAGCTTTCCTTGGAATCTTTGGACTTTGCCGTCTATGATGCCAGAAGAATGTGGAGACTACCCGGATCCAAGCATCAGGATACTGGTTTATACAAAAACAGAATTACCAAAGATCTTTTGTTATCAAGTCTTGGTGACATAAAGGAGTACTGCAAAACTCCAAAAGATAACACAGTAGAAGAACCACAGTTTAATGCCAAAGCAAATGAGTGGTTTAGGGAATTTAATTATCAAATGGAACTAGATAAGCTAGTATCAGGAGACTTCTTGTCATACTTTAATAAGTATGGTTCTTCTGCATTCAAGAACTTAGAAGAAAAAGATAAGATATTTACTCCTGATAGTTTATTGAAAAATTGTAGCGCCATAAAAACATTAGTGAATCAAGCAAAGAACAACCACCATTTGGAACACGAGGCTAGATTATTTTTGTGTTCAGTTCTTACTTACACAGAAGACTCAATAAAATATCTTCATAGTATACTTAGTATGTGTGATGATTATAACTTTGAAAAAACAGAAAGTCATATCAATGATTGGGTTAAGAGAAGACAAATGGGAATTGGCGGAAGACCATACACATGTGAAAGAGCAAATTCAGTTGGCGTTGGATGCGGTGATTGTCAGCTGGATAAAAGAAAAAAGTGGATACAAATAGGAAATAAATATGTAAAAGGACTTGAAGAATCGTCACCTTCACCAGTCAGATTTGCATATACAAGTAGGAAGGAAGAATATGAGCAATCAAATTAATGATCCAGATGATGTTATAGGTGTTTGTTCAGAATGTAAATCTGATCAGCCTATGTATTACATGTACAAGAGTCCTTTTGCCCAAGAGGGAAAGGACGTACCATGCAAGTATTGTGGTGGAGTAGTAATAATTACATATAGGGAATCTAGAAATTCATCACTAGACAGTAGTGATAAAAATAGGGGAATTTAGTGAAAAATTGGACCAACCTACACAACCATACGGTCTTCTCAATGCTAGATGGTCATGGTGACGTAGAGGAATACTTGTCAAGAGCAAAAAGTCTTGGAATGATGGGACTTGCTACCACTGATCATGGCAATATACATTCTTGGTTAGATTTTTATGACGCTGGTAAGTCAGTTGGCGTTAAACCAATTCTTGGTTCCGAATTTTATCAGGCAAGAAAAACTAGGTTTGATAAAGATGAGGAAGAAAGATCTGGGCCTGCAAAAAATGAGTGGGAACAAAGAGGGCCATATCATATAACAATCTTGGCAAAAAATATTACTGGCTATCATAATATTATTAAAATGTCATCATCTTCCTTCTTGGAAGGATACTATGGAAAACCAAGAATAGATCATGACCTAATAGCCAAACACAGTGACGGCATAATAGTTTTATCTGGATGTCTAAATGGAGAAGTTTCTCAGGCTCTACTTAGAAACGACTACAACTTTGCGCTTAACGCAGCAAAGAAAATGCAAGATATAGTTCGGAAAAGAAAACTATTTTATAGAGATACAAGATCATGGGCTTTCTGAGCAAAGAAAAATATCAGACCAGCTGATAGAAATAGCTAGTAAAATAGGAGCTAGAGTAGTCCCTACTGGAGACTGTCATTATGTTCACAAGCATGATGCCCAAGCACACGACATCATGCTATGTGTAGCAACTAACTCTAACATTAACACGCCAGATAGATTTTCTTTCTCTGGCGATGAGTTTTATCTTCAGTCATACGAAGAAATGTCAAATAGGTTCTCATCTGATTGGCTAAAAAATACCATGATAGTAAATGACATGGTAGATTTAGATTTAAGTTTTGGCCAAATACATTTCCCAAACTTTCCAATTCCTACGAATGAATCTTCTATTGATTACTTTGAGCGTCTTGCGTGGGAAGGTCTCAAGAAAAAGTATGGAGATCCACTTCCATCAAACATTATGGATAGAGCCATTCATGAATTAAAAGTGGTGAAGGAAATGGGATTTCCTGAATATTTCTTGGTTGTATCTGACCTTGTTAGATGGGCTAAATCTAACGATATCAGAGTTGGCTGGGGAAGAGGTTCAGCAGCTGGGAGCGTCCTATCTTATGCGTTTGATATTACAAATCTAGATCCTATTAGATTTGGACTTATGTTTGAGCGATTCCTCGTTGAAGGAAGAAAGTCAATGCCAGATATAGATTTAGACTTTGACGATAGGCATAGAGATAAAGTTATTAACTATGCTAGGTCAAAATATGGAAGCGATAGAGTAGCGCACATATGCACGTTTAATAGAACAGGTGCTAGACAGTCATTAAGAGACGCAGCCAGAGCTCTAGGGTATGACTTCACTGGTGGAGATAAAATAGCAAAACTAGTTCCTCCGCCAGTATTAGGTATATCAAAAAATCTTAAAGAGTGCATGGAAGTTGTTGAATTTAAAAATGAATATGATTCAGATCCAGACTCAAAAAAGATAGTAGACACAGCCTTTGGCCTAGAAGGTCTTGTTAGGCAGACTGGCATGCACGCTGCAGGAATAGTTATATCCAAGGGTCCATTGGTTGACTATCTTCCAATCATGCAAAAAGGCGTAGATAACCCCATTATTACTCAATGGGATATGGGTAGAGTGGAACAGTGCGGGCTGCTAAAAATCGACTTCCTTGGGCTTCGTAACCTAGGTGTTATAGACATTTGTATTAAGCTAATACAAAAGCATAAGAATCTAAAAATAGATGTTGAGAAAATTCCACTCGATGACCAAAAGACTTACGATGAACTCAAAAAGGGTAATGCAATTGGGGTTTTCCAGTTAGAGTCTTCTGGAATGCGCCAACTTATGGTGCAGCTTCAGCCTCAAAATATTGAGGACATCATGGCCCTCATTTCTTTGTATAGACCAGGGCCGATGGGTTCCAACATGGATAAGCTTTATATCGATAGAAAGCATGGTAGATCAAAAATATCCTATGATCATCCTAAGTTAGAAAAAGTTCTCGGACCATCCTTGGGTATCATGCTTTATCAGGAGGACGTGCTAGGTGTTGCTAGAGAGCTAGCTGGATTTAGTTCTGCAGAAGCAGATGATCTAAGAAAAGTTATTGGCAAAAAGTTGATGGACAAAATAGCATTGTTCAGAGAAAAGTTTGTCCAAGGCTGTGTTAAGAATTCTGGAATCAGTGAAGATAAAGCTAATAAAATATATTCTGATATAGAATACTTCGGTGGATACGGATTCAATAGAGCGCACGCAGCTAGTTATGCGATGATCTCATACATTACTGCATACCTAAAAACAAATTATACAGTTGAATATATGGCAGCACTGATGAGTTCTGTGGTTGGCAATAAGGATAAGCAGTCGTTGTATCTTTCTGATTGTAGAAAGATAGGAATTAATGTTCTTCCTCCATCAATCAATTATTCTGGTATTGACTTTGAAGTAATGGGAGACAATTCAATCATATTTGGTTTGTCTGCAGTCAATGGAATAGGCATGTCGATAGCTGAATCAATTATCAATTGTAGAGATCAAAACAATCCCTATAAAAATCTTTACGACTTTTATAGAAGATGTGATCCTGCTATTCTAAAGAAATCAACCCTAGAACACCTGGCAGCGTCCGGTGCACTAGATGAACTTATTGACGGTAAGGAATACGAAATAAGTAGACGAGTAGAGTTAGACATCCTTGAAAAAGAAAAAGAGGAACTAGGAATCTACGTAACTAATCACCCCGTATCTGGTATCTGGGAAGCAATCAAAGCAAAAACTACGCATGAGATTCTTGATTTACAGGAAGCACCAGCAGGATCGCCAGTAAAAATAGGCGGAATCATTACTTCTGTTAAGAAAATGACAACCAAAAAAGGTCTCAAAATGTACAAGTTTGAAATAGAAGATATATCATCTTCTGTTGAAGTTGTAGTTTTCCCGAAGACCGCTAAAGATATTGAAGATAAATATTTTGTTTCTGGCGATATCTTAATAGTCAATGGCTTCTTAAATAAAGAAACAGAAGATGAAAATTCTACTATTAAAATATTTTATAATTCATCAGAGAAGATAGACTCAAAGCTATTTGCTGGCGGAAAAGCTATAGTATTCTCTGTTCCTCAAACGATATCTAGTCTATCTTTTAAAAAGATATATGATATAATTTCAAGTAACAAAGGTAACAGTCCTGTGTTCATTGAAACTCAGAACGAAAACCATAAATTTACATATAAGTTTAACGTCTTATCTTCTCAAAAGGTAATACCTTTAGTTAATTCAATTTTAGAACTGGAGTTATAATGGCAGCACCTGGTAGTTTTCAAAATCCGGCGGAGAAAGATTGTTGGAGATATTGCTTCTCTTGCTCAAGATGCTCCGACAAAGGAAAGTATGACAAATGCAAGGGATGTAGTGGCAGATTTGATCCTAGAGGTCTAATTGACCATCATCCAGATGACTTCTGCGATTGCAGAAACGGCGTCCTTAGATGGAGAACTCAGTCTGGTAAGTTAATTATAACTAGATTTAAAACAAATCCTTTTAAAGGAAAAGTAAACTATGTCAAAAAGACAGAAGACGAAAGAGATTGGGACTCATACGTTAAGGATATGCGAGAAAAAATGAATGATCCAGACTGGAATCCCATAACAATAATTAACGAGGATTAATATGCCAAGTTTAGAAACAGCAAAATTATATAAAGATAATGTTTGTCTAACAGAATATCTTGATCAAGTTCCAGAAAAGTATTTTATCCAAGTTGGAATAGCTGGAATACACGCTACGAAACAAGAGCTAGTAAATTTATACAATATTTTAAACTACTATATAAATATAGACAATTTTTCAGAATGCACCATAAAAATAGGAGAAGACTATGTCTCAATTCGCTGATGACGATTACATGGAAATAGGAGAAACTGGTTGGGTACCTTCGGGTCATGGCACGTTTATTAATAAATATACTGGTCATATAATAGATGAGTCTGGTATAGAGTATGACACTGAAGGCAATATAGTTTATAATCCAGAAGATCAGAATAGATAATAAATGTCAATAAAAATAAAAAATATAAATGAACTAGACCCTCTAGAACAACTCTGTATAAACGATTTTTCCTATTCAAGGATAGA